ACACGGATATTTTTGCGGGACCTGCGATGGACATGACGCAATACAACTATGACTACGGTAAAAACTTTAACCCATACTTTGACGCGATAAATCAGCAGTATGGAATGGATCTCAGCGGGGCGTATCAGCTTCCGCCAATAGGAGGGCGTAAATAATGGGGATTTTAACTGATCTCGCAATGGGTTTTGGGTTCACGAAACCAGATGATGCGTACCGTGAGCGGACGGCTCAGAACTTAGAGCGTCAGGGCAATCAGCGCGGGGCGGACCAGGTCCGTGCGCAGATGACGAACAATAGCGGTGGTGGCAACACCAACACCAATGTAAGTAACTTTGCTCAGTCTGTTTTGAATAGTGACGATGTTTCCGCGTTTTTACCTGGTGGAGATAAAACAGGAGACGATTTAAAAAAGTTTCAGACGGTTTATAATTTTCAAAGTGACCAATCAGACAGCGACCCAGGTGGTCAAAGCACACAGAGTGGTGTTCTTACCTCTAGAAATTACGCGGTCAACATTGATCCTGTTACAGCAGAGTTATCCGCTCCGCAAAACCCAGCGGGGATACAGAGCCTTGTTGGCGGAAGTATGTTGGGCCGAGCAATTTCGGCTCTTGGTGGGTCCAATCAAAGCAAAGACAAAGTTGTTAACATTGTCGATGGCAAGCCTATTTATCAGAGAGCGGATGGGACGTATTACTCTATCAATGCGCTGGGGTTGCCGTATGACGTTGCGGGAAAAGACACATTGAAGGAGGATCCTGCACAAGTCGCTAACCGAGAGGCGATGATGTTCTCGATGGGTCAGGACGACAATGAGCCAACAGCCGAGGACATGATTCCGGAAGATACGATTGATCCGTGTCCAGAGGGGTATGTTTTTGACAGTGACCAGCAGATGTGTGTGATTGATCCGAACACAGGGTTCACGGCGCCTGAACCAGTTACTGCTGAACTAGTTACTGCTGCTTCCCCCTATACACCGCCACCTCTTTCAGAGTATACACAAGTTACGAACAACTTTATACCAACTCCGTTGACCCCAACGGCTCCAAACCCGATTGAGCAGCAGCTGAGACAGATGCAGCAGCAGATTTCGGGACCACGGGGCCAGCAACGCCAGCCAAGAAGCGGATTGGCGGGGACAACACTTAACACAGGGATCATGCAGGCGCGGCCGTGAACTTACAAGCCTTACCTGAAGAAGCACTCCGAGAGATCTTGGCCTTAACAGAGGCCAAGAAACAGCTTGATTTGCGTGAGCAAGCGCAGAACAGGTTCATGCCGTTTGCCCATCATGTGTATGAAAACTTCATTGAGGGCCGCCATCACCGGATCATTGCTGAAAAACTTGAACGTGTTGCACGAGGAGAACTCAAGCGGCTTATAATTAATATGCCGCCGCGGCATTCGAAGTCAGAATTTGCAAGTTATCTGATGCCTGCGTGGTTTTTGGGCCGTAATCCGAAGCTCAAGATCATTCAAGCGACGCACAATACGGAGCTTGCTGTACGTTTTGGCCGCAAGGTACGGGACTTGATTGACGATCCGGCGTACAAAGCGGTGTTTCCTGAGACCAATTTGAAGGAAGACAACAAGGGTGCAGGCAAGTGGCAGACATCCAAGGGCGGAGAATACTTCGCTGCGGGTGTTGGTGCGGCTGTTACGGGCCGTGGTGCGGACTTGTTTATCATTGACGACCCCCATTCGGAACAAGATGCGCTGAGTGAGACGGCGTTTGACCACGCGTATGAGTGGTACACCTCTGGTCCCCGCCAACGTCTACAACCTGGTGGAGCAATCATCCTGGTTATGACACGCTGGGGTAAGAAAGATTTGACTGGACGGCTTCTTCAGGCCCAGAGCAGCGACATTATGTCCGATCAGTGGGAGGTTGTGGAATTTCCTGCCATCCTTCCGAGCGACAAACCGCTGTGGCCGGAGTTCTGGGAGAAGGATGCGCTGCTTTCGATCAAGGCATCGTTGCCTGTAGCCAAGTGGAATGCGCAGTGGCAGCAGCAACCGACGGCTTCAGAGAGTGCGATCATCAAGCGGGAGTGGTGGAAGGACTGGGAAAAGGAAAAGATCCCACCACTGAAGTATATTTTGCAGGCATACGACACTGCGTTTTCGAAAAAACAAACAGCTGACTACTCTGCGATCACAACTTGGGGCATCTTTGAGCCTGAAGAGGGTGGGTCTGACAACATAATCCTGTTGGATGCACGGAGGGGTCGGTGGAACTTCCCTGAGCTAAAAGAGGTAGCCTATGAAGAACACGAATACTGGGAGCCAGACATGGTGTTGGTCGAAGCGAAAGCGACGGGTACACCACTCATTGACGAGTTGCGGCTTCGCGGTATTCCGGCATTGGGCTTTGCTCCAGGCAAAGGGTCTGATAAAGTAACACGAATGCACATGGTAGCCCCGTTGTTTGAGGCGGGTGTTGTCTGGGCTCCGATGGATAAGAAGTTTGCTGACGAAGTGGTCGAAGAGGTTGTTTCATTTCCTAATGGCGACAACGATGACTTTTGTGATAGTATGACGTTAGCACTTATGCGTTTCCGTCAGGGGGGATTTATTTCTCTTCAAGGCGAAGACGAATTAAATGACGAATGGAGGCCCCGTAAGCGGGAGTATTATTGATGGCATTACCACCAAACATGGTTGCACCAGGGCTGAACCTGGACGACACCGAGGGACTTCCAGACGTAGAGATCCCTATTGATGAGCCGTTGCAGTTTCCTGACGGGGCGGAAGTTATCCAGCAGGCAGACGGAAGCGCCATTATTCAGGCTCTTGAGGCGGCAGGACAGATGCCGTCACAGGAAGAACTGATTCCGTTTGACGCAAACCTTGCAGAGTTCTTAGATGATGGAACGTTGGGAGAGTTGTCATCTGATCTTCGTGGCATGTACAACGAGGATTTGGATTCTCGTGACGAGTGGGAAGAGACCTATGTTAAAGGTTTGGACCTGCTGGGGATTAAGACAGAGGAGCGCTCAACTCCGTTTGAAGGGGCGAGCGGGATCACACACCCGTTGGTTTCTGAAAGCGTGACGCAGTTTCAGGCGCAGGCCTATAAAGAACTATTGCCATCTGGTGGACCAGTTCGCACCCAGGTCTTGGGGGCGCAGACACCAGATCGCGTAGCGCAGGCTTCTCGCGTAAAAGATTTCATGAACTATCAAATCACCGAGGTGATGCAGGAATACGATCCGGACATGGATCAGATGCTGTATTATCTACCGTTGTCTGGTTCGACGTTCAAGAAAGTGTACTATGACGTTACGCGTCAGCAGGCTGTATCCAAGTTTATTCCGGCGCAGGATTTGGTTGTTCCATATTCAGCGTCTGACTTGGCGACGGCATCTCGTGTGACACACGTCCTTCGTATGGACTTGAACGACGTTCGCAAGATGCAAGTTGCGGGAACATATCGCGACGTTGACTTGATCCCTGACGGAGACCTGGAAGAGGATCCCGTTCGTCAAAAGGTAAACGAGCTTGAGGGGTTGTCGAAGAACTACAGCGACGACGTACTTACTATTCTGGAAATGCACGTCGATCTGGATCTTGAGGGCTTTGAAGATATCAACCCAGAGACGGGCGAACCAACTGGTATCAAACTTCCATACATTGTGACGTTGGATGAGAGCTCTGGTAAGGTCCTTTCGATCCGTCGTAACTACGATCAGACTGATCCGATGATGCGCAAGCGGCAATACTTTGTACATTACAAGTTTGCGCCAGGCTTGGGCTTCTACGGCTTTGGTTTGATTCACATGATTGGAGGCCTCGGCAGAGCCGCTACAAGCCTCCTACGGCAGCTTATTGACGCTGGCACACTAGCTAACCTACCCGCAGGCTTTAAGGCCCGTGGCGTGCGTGTACGCAACGATGACGAGCCCTTACAACCTGGTGAGTGGAGAGACATCGACGCGCCTGGTGGCAGCATTCGTGACGCTATTGTACCGCTTCCATACAAAGAGCCGTCGGCTACATTGGCGCAAATGCTAGGTGGATTGGTCAGTGACGGTCGTCGGTTTATTGCTATGGCCGATCAACAGGTTTCTGACATGGGTCAAGAGACGCCTGTTGGTACGACAGTAGCTATGTTGGAGCGTGGCATGAAGGTCATGTCTGCGATCCACAAACGCTTGCACTATGCGCAGAAGACGGAGTTCCGTTTGTTGGCGCGTATCTTTGCTGAAAACCTGCCTCCTGTGTATCCATTTGAGGTCGCAGGAGCACCGGCTGAAATTAAGGTACAAGACTTCGACGCTCGCGTTGATGTGCTGCCTGTCAGCGATCCGAATATCTTCTCGATGGCTCAACGTGTCACACTGGCGCAAACGCAGCTACAGTTGGCGCAGTCCAACCCCCAGATGCACAACTTGCATGCTGCGTATTACCGCATGTATCAGGCGCTTGAGGTTCAAAACATCGATGAGATCCTGCCTCCACCGCCGCCTCCACCTCCACCACAGGATCCGGCGGTGGAGAACGGGGCCATTATCAACGGCCAAACACCACAGGCTCACCCACAGCAGGACCATGATGCGCACATCCAAGCGCACTTGGCGTTGCTTGAGCTTTCCGTGTTGCAGAGTGCCGCGCCTGTATTGGCTGCACTGTACAACCACATCTTGCAGCACGTCAGCATGAAAGCCCGTGAGATGGTGGACAAAGAACTGGCAGCCCTGAACGAAGAGGCCGGTCAGTCTATGCAGCAGCTGCAGCTTATGGTGCAGGCAGGAGCCATTGATATGGCCACTGCGCAGCAGATGATGATGCAACAACAGCAGGAAATGCAGCGCATGACGCAGTTTACCCCTGATCAGATCGAGGCTCGCGTTGCCCAGGTTGAAGCGGAGTTGATTAAAGAGGTCACACCTCTGATGTCATATTCTGGCAAAGACACGGAAGCGAAAGATCCACTGGTTGAAATCCGCATGAAGGAGCTTGCAATCAAGGAGATGGAGGCCAACCACAAGGCAGCTATTGACCAAGCGAAGTTGGAACTTGAGGGCATGAAGGTTGAGCAGCGTGCTGTAACGGATGCGGCTCGCATGGAGTTGCAAGAACAGATTGCTGATGATCGCAACCAAGTAAACATGGACCGCATTGAGATGCAGCGCCAAGCCATGGAGAATCGCAATGCCGCTCAAAGAGGGTAAGTCACAGTCGACGATCAGCAAGAACATCAAAACAGAAATGGCGGCAGGCAAGCCACAGAAGCAAGCGATTGCGATTGCTTTGGCTAAAGCTGGAAAAAGCAAGTATGCGACGGGTGGAACGGTAAACAGCAGATTTAGTAAGATCTCTACGGCGCAACGATTTTTGGGTACGTTTTGATATGAGCGAGGATTTAGAACGTCGAGTGGACAAGTTGGAGCGAGAGCACGAGGACTTGTCTAAAACGAAATTTATGCACGGTTGTGCGGATAAAGGAGAAAGACCATGGGACCGAAAAAATCACTGCGCCCCAAAATGCGGCCAGAACGTATGGAAGATGTGAGCCCTCGTGCGGAACGAGGCGACATCGAGTTGATGCTGCGGGAAGAGGAACTGCGGAAGATTGGTCGTAACCAGATCATGCGGGAGTATGAGCCTACTGAAGAAGAGGCTGGTGCAATTAAGCGTGGCAACCGTGCGAAACGCAGGGAAACCAAAGAAGGGTTCTACCGTGGCGGTGACGTACGCTACGCCTATGGCGGCAGCGTCAAAGCAAGAGGGACTTGTTACTGATGCCTACGATCATGATCAGCATTATGCCAGATGGCATACCTGTCGATAAGATGGAACAAACAGACGAGGGCGGCCCAAGCTGCCCTCTGGCCACGCAAGATCCGGACGTGAACGAAGAAAACAAGATGGCGGCCGAAGAGGAAGCCAACTATCGTG